TTTTATCACATAGAACAATATGACACTTGTCAATAGATCCTTTATAGATCATATCGATTAAGTTTTGATTCGTAAATGTAGGAACTCCGTTGGAGTCTGTTTTTATCAGCATGTATATAGTTTAACTGATATTAATCAGATTGTCAAGATCTTTATCGCCATTTTCGCTCATTTCTTTTTGGTAGCGTGTGCGAAGCTCTTCTCGATAGCCGTCTAATATCATAGACATTTGCATTTGGACTTCTGGATTGCGTGTCATGAAGTATTTTTTGGATAGTTCAGTTAACTTCGCTTCAATTTGCGGAGTAGTGAAACCTTTTAATTCTTCGTGGTGCGGGTGAATCATACTACGCCGCGTATGTGCCGTCGTATTTTACAAAGATAGTTGAACCTGCATTGTATGTCCAAAAGTCAACTACAATAGGATTGCTGTCATTAGTTACAGAAATCTCATTCTTTGGTGAACTGTATGGCCAATCGTTATGGTATTTCAATGTTGAACCTGCTTCAGTACCAATTGTTAAAGTACGTGTTGTACCATCATTAACAAAAATTGCTCTAATCTTACCAACTTTACCTGACGCCGGCCAAGCAGTTGTTGTAAGTGTAATATCGCCACTGATAATAAAAGTTTGAACTGGTCCAAATTGGAAGTCAATGTTCTGAGAGGCTTGAACAGTACCACCAGCGTTTAATTCTTCACTTACATTAATCAAATTTGCATTGGAAATGTTGTTAGTTAAGAAGTTGTTCGCTGTGTTCAACTTTGCTGTGTTGTCTTGTAGTGTTTCAATTTCTGCTTTTGATGCTACGAAATTTGCTTTGATTGTACCAAAATTATCTCTAAACCCTTGTGAGTCATTATCTTGACCTGCTACAGGGTATGCTGAGTTAATGCTTACATCATCAATATTACTTGCCATTTATATTACCTCTCTATGCTTTTATTTATCTGTTTATATATTGTGTTCATAATTTGCGAACAGTATATATTGGTCTTGTGAACTGCCCGTAGTGCTATCTATAATGTATCTATCAATATCAAAATCAATTGTTTTAAAATTGAAATTAGCGTTTTTGATATTAAGCATTATTTGATCTGCTTGTCCTGCCAGGCAGTAAGCAATAGGTATGGCACTTGTATACCCTAATTCTTGTACACTATTTGTTTGTGTTGTACGCATCCACAGTGGTAAAAAATCACGTTCTGTAACACCAGTTTCTGCTATTCTGTCTCTCATATTTTGTAAATTTGAGATATATTTGGTATTATCGTTATCTTGACTTACTTTGACTGCACTGCTATCAACTTTTAATGTGTTAGTAATTGGTCTAAATCTATATGGCTCTGCTCTTTCAATTACAAATTCTTGTACACTTGTAACTGTGCTACCTACTCTTGTTGTAACTGTAATGTTACCTACTGTAGGAAATACAACACGGCCACTTCTTGTAATAATCTCTAAATCATTACCAATGCTCTGTACATTAATTGTTGGAGTTCCTATACCTCTAACTCCAAGTTCGAATGAGCTCTTACCTGAACCTAATGCAGTTGTGTCATCTTGGCTTTCAAACATAACACTGTCTACTGTAATACTATTACTGTTTCTACTTTTAAACTGTTTTGCAGTTCTTCCTATAGTTGGTTCTGCAGGATCAAACACTTCTAAGTATACAACTTCATATACAGTGTCATTACTGCCAGCCTCTTTTGCTACTGCTTTTTTAACTTCGCCAACTTTGTAAACTTTACGTTTATGATTCTTTGCTGTTGCCGCCACATAGTTTCTAACATTTTGTGTAAGTATACCTGCGTATGCTAACATCTTAATTTCTTTCTGTACACCAAATTGCGGGTCACCTGCTCTGTAAACAAGGTCTGTTGGAAATATACTTGGATTAGATATAAATTCTTCATACCTACTTCTAACAGTTTGTTTTAAGAAAGGTTTCATGTATAAGTTACTATACAAATTATCATCAGGATCAAGAACGTCAAGTGTAAACTCTTGTTCAACTGCACTAAATCCAAAACGGTCTTGTGCTTTTACTGTAAATTTAAACTCTCTGTCTAAAATAGTTTTAGCACCATCAAATGTCATTCTACCACTATCAAATACTATAAGTCCTGGATTTGCTAAAGTACCAAATTGATTTACTTTACCAATTATCTCACCACTAATATCTAACTGTAATCCTGAAGGTAAATTACCTGATACAATGCTATATAATAATCTTGAGTCTGGAACTGTTGTAGTTGCTTTAATACTTTTAGTTGAAATAAAGTTTGCACTAATGTTTCCTAAATTTGCTGGTGTTGTAAACTTAATGGTTGAATCAACTTCACCTAATATTTTAACTGTAAATGTTTTTGATTTTGTTGCAAGGACAGATTCAGGTATACCGCCAAGTCTTGTTGCTTTTACTGTAAACTTATATTCTTTAGTAACTGCTGGTTGGTAAGGTACTCGACCTGCAATTTCACCTGTACTACTATCTATTTGCATACCTGGTGGTAACGAACTTGCACTACTATCATCGTTAAGTGCTTCAAGTGTATAAATTAGTCTTCCTGAAATTGTTTCTGTATCTAATACATCAAGGAAGAATGTTAAGTAATTATTTGCTCTTCTAAATCCTAAGTTAGCAGGAGTTAGCCATAGTGGAGTTCTTAAGTATGTATTATCAGCACTAAACAATCCATTTGAAATTTGCATCTTGGTGTTGTCTGCTCTTAAGAAGTCATCACCTACAAGATAAATTTGGAACTTACGTTTTTTGATAGTATCACCATCACTAACACTAACTATAAACTCGTAGAACCTATTTAATTTTCTTGGTTGTTTAGTTGGAATTCTGTCATCGTATATACGTACATCATAAAAGAAACTATCGTAACCGTTAGCACTTCTTTCACCAAAGTCAAAAGGGAATGTACCATACACGTTTGCATCATAGTGTCCACTTCCTGCACGTTTATCTAATGCAAGTACAGGCTCAACTAATCCAACAATTCTTCCATCTGTTGTAAGTTTTGTTCCTGGTGGAAGTTCACCATCGTCATCAGCAATAAAATATTCAAGTGTATCACCTGCAGGTAAATCTGCGTCTATGGCTTGTAATTGGAAATCTAATAATGTATTGTCAAGTACAAAATATTTGCTATTTGGGTCAACAGCAATTAGTCCTTCTTTTGTAATCCATTCAGGTTCATCAGCACCGTCAATTAACATTGTAAATGTTCTATCTTCAATAGCGCCTGAACTATCTGTTGCTCTAAGGACAAATTTTGATTCTGTTAGTCGTTCTACTTCAAACGGAGTGCCTACAATATATAACCCTTCAATTCTAAGTCCGCCGGGTAATTTTCCAGTAATAACTTTTACTGTACTAATGGTGTTTGATACTGTATTTACAGGGAGTGCAAAGGTTATAGTTGCATTTTCTGCAAATATACCTAAATTAGATCCTGTTTTTAAAGTCCAGATGGTTGCCATTTTAATTCCTTATTCAATAGTATTTATCGGAATATTGTGGCTATGGTTATAGCGGGTTTGTAATTGTGCCGTTCTCAATAGTAATATCTGCAACAGAACTGTCTTCTTGTAACCCTGGATCATCAAGTGTACCTAAATCAATGTTAGTTGCTGATCCTAAAAATTCAATAATACTTGAAACACTGCCCGTAATACTTCCGAAGTTAAAACCGTAAATATCTCTTACGTCAATACCGTATACAGTAGTTTCAGCATCTCTTATATTGTACAGTAATTTGTTATTAGCATTTAAATCACCGCCTAACACTGGAGTAGCGTCTGTGCTTAATTCTGTAACAGAGTTAATTGTAATACCATTTGCACCATTTTGTGCTGTAGTTGTATTAGTACCGCCTGCAATAGTAAATGTATCACCTTCTGCAAGTGTAATGTTTCCGCTATCAGTAGCAACAATTAATTGTTGTAGTCCGCCAACACTTTCAATAATAACGTTACTGCTATCTGATGTAACTGTAACATTGCCGCCTGCTTTGATTTTTTTAAATTGTAAATCAAACCCAGTCTTTTGTGCAAAGACACCTTGTCCTTCTGTACCTAAATTAGATGCAGTTGTTTGCTCAGGATTACGATTATCAAGTTCTGTAAAGTTATTATTAACTTTTACAAACGCTTCACGTAAATCATCACCTGTTCCGTCATTTGCTACGCCGCCGATATTAACTGTTTGTATTGCCATACTAATATTTATCCTATTCTGGTGGTCTCTTACGTACTGTGCGTCTTGTTCTCGGATACAATGCACCTGTAGTAGGTCTTAAATTATAATCTTTCTTGGGGTGCATAGCACCGTCTATACTACGTTCAAAAGTGTACTTTGCATGTACATTAGGTGAACCTTGTAAGTCATCTGTATCTGTTGGATCATCTGATGATGGTGTATCATGTAGTTGCCCTTGTACTGCCCATTTTGAAATTAAGTATGCTTTTGCTTGTTCTTGAGTGTAGTGTGGATATGTTTCCATCAAACAAGCAACCAATCCTGCTACTTGTGGACTTGCCATACTTGTACCTGAAATCTTTCCTACTCTATAAAGACTGGACGCTGTCCTTGGATCTTGAGGAATAAGACTGCTGTAACTCGTATTTAAAACAGATTGAATACTTGTACCTGGAGCGTAAATATCAACACCAGGACCACAATCACTAAAACTAACTTTTCTATCATTTGAACTTGTTAAACCTGTATCAGTAGCACCAACACATATATTAGGTATGTCATATGTACCATCTACAGAATTGTCATTTGCTGTTGGACTTGTACCACGCATAAAGTATCTTGTTCCAAGTGTGTCTGTTTCAAATGTGTTATCCCAATCAAGTCCACCTGGTATGTCATGTTTCCATCGTCCATTACCAGCCGCACCTATCGTAATAACGCCTTCATCGATAGCATCTTCAACGTCTGCATCAAGTGCCGCAACTCTTACAGGAATACGTTGTCCATCAATAATTCCCCAAGCATTAAGTTGTGCGTTTGAAAAACTACCATCGATTGTTTTGTTTGCATTGCCTTCAATAGTCAAATCAATTTGTGTAGGTATTGCTTCGTAAAATTTGTATTCATATCTTATTGACGGTGAACCTAATACTCCACCTGTAGATTGTGGAACACCTTCCCATACTAATCTATATATTCTACTACCAACTGTGCCTGAACTACCATAAAAAATTCTTTGAGAACTACAATCTTCTGCTGTTACCATAATCTTTGGAAGAGAAGGGGTGTTTTCATCAATCCCAGAATAAGTTGTTGCTCCACCACTAAATGTAAGATAACTATTTGTACCCATATACACAGTGTTTGAACTTTCATTTAAATATGTTACATTGAACGGTAAAGTAAGTGTCCAGTATCCATCATCATTAGTGCCAACTGTTGGAGATACACTTGCTGTTAAATCATCTACGTTAGCAATAGGAATATTTGTACCTAATGAAGTAACTGTTGCCGCAGGACTTCCACCAATGTATCCTACAAGTGTACAACTTAATAATGCCGCCGTTGTAGGGTCAGTACCTTCTGTAACAGTTGTTTGCCATGTGATACTATACTGATCATTATCCGGTAAACTTAAACTTGATTGTGTTAGGTCAATTTCAGCAAAGCCACCATCAACTGATGTTTGACTATCTGTTTGTGTGTTAATTATAGCACTACTTGAATCTTGAACTGTAACAGTAAGATCAATATCTGATATACCTGTAATTCCTTGTGAACTAACATTGTGCCTATAGTTAATAGTAGCAGGTCCTTGAATGGTTGCTGTGTAACTTGCATTAGGTATAACATCTATATCTAACTCAATCGTTCCGCCTGTTCTTGTAAATCCTGCAGGTGTAGCATTAAAGTCACCACCAACTGAACCTTCAGAACCTGTAGTTGTAATACGCTGTGATATATTTTCTGGATCTGCTGTAAAAGTACCTATCCTTGCCGTTGAGGTAAAAACTCCCGAAGTACCATTGTATGTTGTTAACCCACTTGGAGTATATCTTGTTCCTCTATAGGTAACTGCTGTTATAGAGTTCATGCTCCATTGACCTGGGAATATACTCATTCCCCATGAGTTGTTGACGACTGTTGGATTTTTGATTCCTGTTGTTCCATTGACTGACTTGTTTGCGTGAAATTGTCTAATGTAATCGAACACGTAAGGAAAATTAGTATTACCAACAGCGCCAGCATAGTAGTAAAGATTATATAAATTCGCATCTCTTGCCCATCCTTGTCTGTTTCCCCCGGCTGTACCCATAACGTGATTAGCATGATAACTTCCTGGATTACTATAATTGTAAGTACCTGCTGATCCGCCTGTTACTGCGGGATTGTGTTGATACCAGTTGTATTGCACTATTCTTTCTGCAGATCCGTCATTGGTATCTTGTCCTGAAATTTGTGTGTATTCTGGATGTCCAGTATGTATACCGTCTCCATCACAAATTATCAAATCGACATTACGTCCAGTTGCATTAAATGATATTGTTGTATTAATCTCAGTTGGAGATTGTCCCCAACCAGATTGATTTTGTCCGTCTATTAAGCGTAACAATCCCCAGTTAAGATCATTTCCATCTTGAGAACTATTTCTTGCAAACGTACCTGTTTGTTCTACTATTGAGAACTCACTTACATCTACATTTGCATCTTTAGGGTTAAGTTCAACCGCTAAAACTCTTTCATCATTTTTGATTAAATTTGTTTCTGATTCTGCAAGCCAGTATTCTGTTGTTCTGGATTCTGGTCTTGAAGCGTGTGGGATAACTGCTCTATTTGGTATATAAAGTGCTCCACCTGGTGTTTCCATGTCATTGGAAAATGACGCACTGTCTACACCCTTTTTGAGTGTAACCATGTAGATCTTTTTTTCTACATGCTTTCTTAAAGACATGTTAGCCCTCCAATTTAAGTAGTTGTAGTGTAGTTGTTATTGTTGCAGTTCCACCACTTTTATTTTTTACTGCCGCATATATTGTTGTATCGTTTGCACTACTCCAACCTAACACTGCTGGACCAAACTCGATAGTCTGTGCTCCGCTTGTGAGTACTTCAGCAATTACGCCGACATCTGGATTAGGATCTACACCTTCACCTCTACCTGAATCTGCTACTCTATTTGCTGTACTTGTATATAATCTTACCCATGCCGCTGATGATGTTTGTATACTCATTAGCATGTATGATTTGAAACCTGTAATAGAAACATCTTCGTTTACATTGTTGGCAATACTGTTTGTTGTTACTGCCGCTGTTGTTCTTGTAGCAAGTCCTTCTGATCCGCCTGCCCCTGCAACTGCTGTATCAACATAAGATTTTACAGCACGTTCTACTGGAACTGCTGTATTACTATTACCAGCAAGTGTTACATCTGTACTAAATTCGTTAACAACAGTGCCTGCCGCAAATCCAACTGATCCTGCATTAACTAAACTTACACCTGATAAACTTGATGCAAAACTAAATGCACCCGAACCGTCTGTTGTTAATACTGTATTTGCCGCACCATCTGAAATGCCTAAGTCTGTTAATACGCTCGGTGCGTCTGTGATTCCATATCCTGCTATAGTAGTTGGTTTACTTGTAATACTTGTAAATGGTAATTCAAAATCAACTGCGTCCCAAGTTAAACCGGTCCATTGAATAATTTGACCTGCTGTAACATCACTTACACTTGTGTCATCTAAATCAGATACTTGATAAACAGGTTTGCTTGTAATGTTGTTCCAGTCTAAATAATAACTTCCTGCAAAGCCTTGAAGTGTTGATGCATCTAATCCACCACCACCTGATGTTATATCATCTGCTGGTAACCATTTGTTGTTTAACCATTTTAACACTTGTCCGTTTGTTGGAGGTGTTGTTGATGTATCAACATCTGACATGTCGTCAATGTCATTTGGAATAATAGGCTTGTTACTTAGATCGTTATAACTACCACTTGTTGCTACTGTTGAATATGTTGGTAAGTTAAGTAAATTAGTATAAGATATTAAACTATTGATCCACTTGTTTGTAGTAGTATCATATTTTAAAACTTGATTGTTTGCAGGAGCAGTAATAGTAACATCAGTTAAACCTGGTAAGTTACTTGAACCACCACCTCCGCCTCCAACTCCTGTTGCTCCAACAGTTAATGTATTTGCCGCATCATCGTAAGTTAAAGTAATACCTGTTCCTGCTATAAGGAAATTATTTAATCTATCGTCAACACGTTCATTTGAAAAATACTGTTTACTACCTTCAGCAATATCATCTGTGGTAGTTGGGATAGTTGGTGTACCTGTTAAGTCTGCATAAGCACCACTAAATGGATTATATGCTACGCCAGCAATCGTTAAACTTGTTGCCGCAATATTACCTGCACCAATAATTCCAGATCCTGTTAAGTTTAAATTATCACCAATGGGTAATTCTTTTAACTTATTACCGTCTGCTGTATCTACTATAAGTGGTATTCTATCTGCCATTTTGTTTTCCTATACTATATTATATTTATAGTGCCGCTATCCTTGTTTGGAAGTCAGCAAAGTC